CGCATCCAAAGCGACTGGGCCACTGTTGCTCTCCGGCTATGAGGGCCAGCATTCCCCAGAAAATTACCGAAAGCGCGATTATTACCCCTTGCTATCCCGCCTCGGGATAGAAAAAAAGACCCCTCATGCCACGCGCCACACTTACGCCACGCGCGCGGTAAAGGAAGGTCTTCCGCCAGAAATCCTTCAAAAAGTTCTCGGCCATGCAGATTATTCCACCACTGCGAACATTTACACCCATATTGACCCCGATACGATCGTAGCGGCTGTTACAGGCACGTTACTAACAAAACCGGAATCGGGCAAAAAGAAAAAGCCTTGAAACTCAACGGTTTCAAGGCTTTTTTGGTGGAGACTGCTGGACTCGAACCAGTGACCTCCTGCGTGTGAAATAGCTACGAACGCGCGATTTGCGGAATTATGTTACAATAACACGGAATAAAGCGGAATAAATGTAACAACACAGGATTAAATACTTCAATATTCCGCTTCATTCCTTCGCGGTTGCTAACAAATCCCTAACAGGTCTACTCCCGGCACATGTCCTGCAAGCGTCTGACCTCGGCAGCCTTCTCGATCTGCTTCCTGTGCAGATAGTCGTAGAGGCACTTCATGCCCTCAGGCGGCTCGCCGTGCTCCTGCCGGTACTTCTGGATGACGCCAGCGACCTCGGCGTGGAGCATCGTCATGTGATGCATCTCTTCGCCGGAAAGTTCGTAAAACGTCTTCGCAAGAGCGGGACATTCGTCCTTGTACTCGAGGGCGCATTTCGCGTACTTCATCGCGTCCTCGATTTCCTCGTCGACCATCGCCGACAGTTTTTCAATGAGCTTCATTTTCTTCCTCGCTTTCTGCAGCAAATAGCAGCAAAATTATCCCGAGCAGCAGAGCATCCGAATCGTCGTTCATAGTTTTTCGACCGTGACCGCAAGGTTGTTGACGACCGATGCCACGCCGTCGAGTACCAGCGACAGAAGAGAGCCGTCACAGCCGCAGGCGTTACGAATAATAGCCGTAATAGTGAGGTTTGCCACGCCGTTTGCTGCGACCGTCTGAGCTGCCGTAGCGCCGATGATGGCGACGCCGTCCTTCTGTGCGGTCAGGCTGACCGTACCGGCAGCCGTGGGTGCAACTGTCGCGCTGACATTGACAAGGTAATAGCCCTGCCCGCACAGTGTAATCGCGTTGCCGTCCTGACGGATGTTGCAGCCATAGCGGCGCGTCGTCGAGCCGACCGGCACGATGCCGCCGACCGCAACGGTGGGATTGCTGACGTTGGTCGTGTAAATTGCAGACTTACTCATATTTTTACCCTCCTAAAAAATTAAAAAGCGGAGCAGCTGTTGCCGCCCCGCTTGCCTCGCCGAATAGGGCGTCAAATGTTGCCGTTTCCGCAGCCGCAGCCACAGAACGGGGAGTTGCCCGCGCTGTAGGTGTAGCCGCTGGGATAGCGCACGACACCGCACATCTGCTCGCGCAGATAGAGCTGGTTGTTGGCCTGCTCAAGCTGTGCGATGCGGCCTTCGAGCTGGCTCTTTTCGAGCGCTGCGAATTTAGCGTCGATGTTGGCGTTGATGGCGTCAAGACCGCGCTGCGTGGTGCAGCAGCAGTCTGCCATCTGGCGCTGGATGTCGTTGCCGGTCTGCATGATGGCCATGTTCGTGCCGTTCTGCGCGAGCGCGACCTCCTTGCCCAGCTGACCGATGCCGCCCTGCATCTCGTAGCCGAGATTGCAGATGCCGTTGCCGATGTTAGTCAGGCGGTCGTTCAGCTGGCCAAACTGCTGGCCGAAAAGGATCTCCTGCTGCGACGCAGCCGTGGCGTACTGTCCAAACTCGCCCTGGCGGTTCCAGCCGTTGCCGCCAAAGCCGAACATGAAGAGGAAGAGCACGACAATGAGGAACCAACCGGAACCCCAGCCGTTCTCATCGTTCGCACCGCGGGTGACCGCGGCGATATCGCTGAGAGACATACCACTATCCATGTGTCAAAACTCCTTCCTGAAAGATTTTATAAATAAACCGTTGCGCACCGGCTTATTTCAGAAATTGCATGAATTCTTTCGCTTGCTCTTGAAGCTGCTGAAACTGCTCCTGAGACATTTGCCCAGACTGCAAAAGGCGCTCGATCTCCTGCTGCGCTTTCTGAGGCGTCATGCCTCTTGCGAACTTGCGAAATTCTCCCAACATCGCAAGAGGATTATTCGGCCTTGCCGCCCTTTGGCTTCCCATCAGGCTTTCCAGCAACGGATTGTTCATTGACGATTCCCTCCAATCTGGTCAGGCGCTCTTCGATGCTCGTGAGGCTTGCTGTGCTCTGCGTGGGCTTTGGCTCGTAAGGCGTCATCAGATACGGCGTTTTCGACTTGTACCCCGCGTCGTCCGTTTTGACGTACCAGCCAATCAGCACATCCGACCGCGAGATATCCATCGCGATCAGTTCACTGCGCGGTGCCATCCTGAGCGCGTCCACGCCGTTTTCTCCGTTCACGCGGGTAATTTGACCCGCAAAGCCTTGCATCGCTCCTGCGCCGTTCTGTGGGCTTGCAGGAGCATATCCTGAATAGGGGTTATACCCCATCTGATAAGGGTTGCCGAAATATCCCATGCGCGCACCTCCTTTTGTCGCTTTCATCGTACAAAAAAACGGGCGCTCAAAAGCGTCCGTAAAGTGTATGAAAAGTGCGTCGAAACCCGTCGAACGATTCCCCTTGCCTTTTCACATGAAACATGATATTTTAATTTTGCAGATCATTCCCGGCCTGTTTTTACACAAAAGAAATGACCTCACCGTTTATTCGGTGGGGCCGTTTCTTTTTTCATAGACTTCTGATGCAATTTTCTGGTATGCGCGCCGCCGGTATTTTTTCACTGCATCAACAGACAGGCTTCGCTCCATTGCCACCTGCACGCAGCTTTTCTGCCGCACGTCGCATTCAATGACGCACGCCGCCTCCGACGGCGGCAGCTCGAAGGATAAAACGTATGCCACGGCTCGCTTCGGAGCCATCGCGGATAATTCCGCGCGGATCTGCTTGTGCTGACTGTCCATGTCCCTTTCTGGGACGTTGCAGAGCGCTTTCGCGTGGCTTTCGCCGCCCGCTCCTTCCTTACTTTTTCGACCGCTCCAAATCCGGGTTACTTCATCGTCGCGAGCTTTCGGATCAGGTCCGCGCCGTACTTGTAGGCGGCGAGATAGTCCATCGTCGCATCCGCTAGACCGGAGCGCTTTTTAAGCACCTCGCGGTAACTCGCCTCATACTTTGGGCGGTATGCGCCCAGCACAAGCGACAGTTTGCGCTTGCGACGGTACACCCCGTCGCCGTTGGCCTGACTGCCGGTGTTGCCGTTGGATGTATTGCCCTCGATGGCGGTGACGTACTGCCCGCTCACGCTCTCGCAGATGCCCGTATGATCGGTCTTGACCTTCGTGTTGGGAAAGTCATAGATGAGCACGTCGCCCGGCTGATAGCCGGATGTGACCCATTGGCCGTGGGCTTTGGCGTAGTTCATCAGCTCGCCGCAACTCGCGGTCTTCCCGCCGCCATAGAAGAGCGTCTTGTCCACCTGCTGGAAGCACCACCACACGAACTGCATACACCAGTACACGCCGTCCATGCCGTAGGCTTTGCCGTACTTCTGGCGGTTGCCCGGCTGCTCCACCATGCCGATCTCCTTGCGCGCGATGGCAAGGATGTCTTCTGCTCTCGCCATGCTTTTACTCTCCCTTCGCGCTGCCCGCCGCGTTCTGCGTGCCAAAGTAGAAGGCGATGACCATGAGGTACACGGTGTTGAATTCCTGCGTCACCTTCGACTGTACTGTCAGCGCGCAGAAGGTCGCCGTCAGCGCAATCGTCACAAGGCTCTTCACGCTGAGAAGGTTTGCGATTCTCTTGTTCAGTAATTCGTTCATGTTATTCGTCCTTTCCCTTGATTTTGATTCCAGCCAGCAGGCCGAGTTCTGCCGTCCACGCGGCGAACCACGCGACGGTCAGGCTGTCCGGCACTACCTTGTCATGCGCGGTCAATACGAGCACCGCAATGCAGTACCAGCAGAGGTTCAGCACCGCCGCGATGACGTATTTGTCCCGCTTTCTCAGTTTCTTCATAAGGCCACACCAGACAGCAGCCACGCGATAAACGCGCCCGCCAGCACCGCGAGAACCTTGTCGACCAGGCTGTCCCAGCGCTTCCCCGCCTTGCCCGTGATGGCTTTCACGTCCTCTTTGATCTCCTTGACGTCGCCCTCAACGGTCTCCTGCTTGGTCGCCAGCACTTCGACCGACGTTGCCAGCCTGTCAAGCGCCGTCTGGTGCTCCTGCAACTCATTGATTCGATGCGTATTGCTCTTGCACCTGCTTTCAATCAGCGCGATCGCCGCGTCATCGTAGTGCTTTGCATTATCCATTTTTCACGCCCCCTTATTTTTATGGTGCTCTCCATTGAGCCTATCATGCCGCCTCCGCAAATTCACCACGGGGCGAAAGAACCTGCCGGCCCGCCGACAGGTTCTTTTTCTTTACGTCGCTTTCCTCCGTGCGATTGCAAGCTGCTCGTCCACCCGCGCGCGGTTCCAATGGCGAATCTTCTTCGGCACGTCCAGATATTCGTACATCGCCGTGCGCTGCTGCTCGTTAAGCCCCGAGCGGAACAGCATTTCCATGATCTGCAAGCCCTTGCTATAGTCGATGCTGTCTCCGTTCCTGTCTTTCAGCATTTCGCACTCGCTCGCCGCCGCCTTGCAGGCCGCGAACACGCCGGGGGCGATGCGGTACTGCTTTTGCGCCTCCTGCGCATTCTGGATCCATTTGGTCGTGATCTCGTACTGCCCGCCGGAGTTTTCTTTCAGCGCCACCGCCTCGGCGTAGCTCTCGACGTAGCCGAGCGCCTTGTCTTTGCCCTCGTCAGAGAGGCGGGAGAAAGCGCCGCTGCTCGTTGCCTTATCAGCCTGCGTGCGGTAGGCCTCGCCCTTCTGCGTCTCGTACTTGCTGTATGAGCTCGCATTGAGGTCCGCCGCGCTGAATTTCTCCTCGTCCTCGCCGCTGCCATAGGCGTACTTCCCGCGAATGCCCAGCAGGTCAAGCGACTTCTGCGGGAGCGAGTAGTTGGCCTCGCTCTCGGCCTTCTTGTTGTAGCGGGTCTTGAGGCTGCTTTGGATGCTCTCGCCGTCAAGCCCCATCTGCTCCATCAGGTCGCGGCGCACGTGCTCATAGGTCGCGTAATCGCCCTGTTCCAGCGCATCGTAGAGAATGCCGATAAACCGGCTCTTGTTGCCGCTGTTGGCAAGGTTGTAGCTGAACTTCTCTACCTCATACTGGAAGCCGAGGCTGCCGCTCGCCTGCGCGATGGTGCGCAGCGTCGCCATAAGGTCGCGCTTGATGTTGGAGACCGGCAGGCTGAAAATCTTACTCGCTTGAGCAAGCAGCGTGAGCATTGCTTCCTTGCGGGTCTGCACTCCGTTTCCTCCAATGCTTTTGATGAAGATGCTGGCCGCGCTGACGAGCCCTGCGATGCTCTCCATATCAGGTCGAGACACGTCATAGCCCTGGAATAGCGACAGCGTATCTTTGACAACTGGAATTTTCGTCAAAAGATTCAGGTTGCTACCGACGTTGCCGTTCAGCACAACGTTGCCGATCAACTCAAGCGCGTTCTTCTCATCTCCCTCCACGCCCGTAAAAGCCGAAAAGAACTTCTCCCAATAGTCCTTGTCGCGGTCATCGTCGCGCAGACCGTCGACAATGCTCTGCGCCAGCGCATTCACAACGTCCGTGACAACGAGTGCCGTCGCCGCACGCCCAAGCGTTTTCAAAGCCTTGCTGCGCTTCGCCGGGTTCTCCTCATAGCGGAAGTTGTCATAGCTGCGTAGCAGCACGTTCAGGCTCATAATCGGCTCACCCATAAAGGCCGTCGCCTGCTGCGAAAGGTCCCCCTTTCCTCGCATGATGTTGCTGCGCTGCAAGATGCCGTCGACGACCTGCGTCTGGTCGATCATGTCGGTGAATGCCTCGTTGACTGCATGATAGAATTCATTGCTGCCCGCGCGGACGTCTGGCTTTTCGCGCTTTACCTGCCACTCGCAGGCGTTCCACAGCTTCCCCCACGTCGCGGCGTCCGCCTTGCCCGCAGCAGCGCCCGCGAGGTCGTTCAGCTTGTTCGTCACGCCCTCTTTACCGTAGAAGCGGTCTTTCAGCGTGTACGGCGACGAAATATCGAAACTGCCGACATCCTTGCGCATGGCAGTGGGGGAATACTGCATCGCTTTCTCCCAGCCGCTTCCCTTCGTCACGCCGCCGGTCATGCCCTTTGCCATGTCCTTCGGATCGAGAACCGCCGCCGCGCGGAAGAAGGCCGTCGGCTGCTGGATAACGACGCGGATGTTCGCGCCGACAGACGCGCCATTGAAGTTGCCGGTAGCTTTTACCATTATTTTATCGCGGATCGGCTCAAAGTCTTTCGTGCCGATGCCGTTCTGAATGTCGCCCATCAGTTTTGTCCAGTACTGCTGTGCGCCCTCGCCGCCCTTTTCGTCGAGCAGGAACTTGACGCTCACGCCGGTCTTGTTGCCCGCGTCGTTGCGGTACTGGAAGTTGAAGAACCGGTTCGCGTCCTCCATCGGCGCGAGCCATGCCGCGTAGTCGATCATGTCGGACGCGTGGTCGGCAAACGTATCAAACACGCTGCGCAGCTCCACGGCGTTATTCGCGTTCGGCGTCACCTGCTGCGCCATGCCGATATTTTTGATAGAACGCACATTGCCGCTGTCCTTTTCCTGCGTGCTGTGCAGCCCTTCCGCCGACGACTTGATGGGCCAGTAGTTCCGTTCGGTGAATTTGCGGTAGCCGTAGGCCTGCATGCTCGCATCATTGCCGTACTTGGCAAGCGTCGTCGCGGTCAACTCCTGCAAGCCGTCCGCCACGCGCTTCTGCTCGTCCGTCAGTTTGCCCGTGATGCGCTCAATGTCGCCATCAGTCAAAAAGACCTGCTGCGTGCCGCGCCGCACCTTTGTCCTGCCGGTCTCCGCGCTCTTGATCTCCGGCTGAATGACGCCGCCGCCGAGCAGATGTCCGAGCGCCTGCTTGCGCTTGCTCAGAAGGTACAGTTCCATGATCTGCGGCGTCGTCAGCGTCAGCTTGCCGCCGTTGGCGACGGTGATGTCGTGCGTCTCCGCCTCCCACTTGCCGATGGCACTGCCGCGCGCGTCGCGTAGCGCGCCTTTCAGGTCGCCGTGGATAGCCTTTCCAGCAATATCCTTGAAGCCCGCCTCGCCCAGCTCGTCGCCAAGCACCTTCCTTGTCTTCTCGGCAATGTCACGCGCCATGATCTCCTGAGAATCCTGTGCATTGCGCAACATCCGGTAGATGCTCTTGCCCGTCTCGCCGTAGTGCGCGAAGAACGTGTACGGCGTTTCTAAGCTGATTGTCGTATTGCCGCCGAGCTTCTTCCGCCGCGTGCTCACGTCGGTCTTGAAGGCATCCGCCATCTGCTTTGTGGTCTCGAATTTGCTCTTGGAGAGCACCTTGCCCGCCGTCGAGACGGATTTCTCCACCGCGCGAATGGTCTTCCACATCGTCCCAAGCTCTTCCCGCGTCAGTTCAGAGAGCCGACGGTCGCCCATCTTGACGACCTGACTGATAAGGCCGTCCGAGCCATCCGTCCCCAGCAGCGACGGGTCGATGACCATATCGCCGCCCTCGTTGTCCTTTAGAATGGCCTGATACTGTTCCTGCAACGCGCGGAATGCCTCGGTGCGCTGCGTCGGCGTGCCGCTGCCGTCATAGACGCGCTTGCCGCTCTCGTCCACGGTGTAGGCGCTCTCCTGATTGATGCTGTTCAGCACCGCCGCCACCGCCGAGCGCATATTCTCGGGGATGTGCTTCGCGTCCGTCGGGCGCAGCAGCTTCTTCGACAGGTCTTTCGCGTGCCGCGTGATCTTCGCGCGCAGCTCGCGGCGCTTCTGCCCCTCACGGCGCGTTGCATCTTTCTCACGGTAACGGTTTTTCAGCGCATCCAGCTTTTCCGCCTGCTGCGCGCGTGCCTTCTGCAAGGCCTCCTGCGTATGCCGCAGCCGCACCGCGTCCGTGCGTCCCTGCGCCATCTGACCGGCGAGCTTTGCATCCGCCGCAGCCTTGCGGCCCGCTGCCTTCGCTGCGTCCAGCTTTTCCGCCTGCACATCGGCGAACGTCTTCTTTGCCTGCGGTAGATCGAAGAATCGTTCCATGATATCGTTGGAAATGGCACTGACCGCCTGACCCATGTAGCCCTCAAACGGGTTATATTCGCCTACGTTGTAGAGCTCGTTCGCCACCTCGGCGATACGGCTGATCTGGTCGCTCACGTTGTTCTCGCGCGTCTCGCTGAAAAACTCCGGGTAGCTCTCCGCCAGCTCGGAATACACCTGATCGACATTCGTGCGCTCGCCCTTGCCGATATCCACCTTGCCGAAAAGCCCGCGTCGGAAGTCGGCATAATCCGTGACGCCCGCCGCATCCTCGGCAGAGAGCGTGATCTTCGTATCCTTGAGGTACTTGCGCAGCTCGCTGTACTCGCGGTATACCTCGTCATCCTTCGCGATGGCGCTCTCCGCGATGCGCTGGGCAATGGCGTCCGCGCGGTTTCTCGCCTCGGTGTAGGTCAGCTCGCCGGTCTCATCTCCGCCGCGCGCGATGTAGTCGTATAGGCTCGCAAGGTCGCCCGCGATCTCGCTGCTGTCGATCTCCGTGCCGTAGTCCTTCACGAGCTTCTTTGCCGCCTGCTGGACGCTCTTGCTGTCGGTGCGCACACCCTCGCTGCGGCGCGTCTGACCCTTCCAGTAGTCCACGCGCTGTCGTAAGGTCTCGTTCTCTCTCTTGAGCGCCGCGATCTCCTGCGCGTTCTCCGTGCCCTTGAGGGAGAATTTCGCGTCATCCACGCTGTTGACCTTTGCAAGCCGATCCGCTTCGTCTCCGGCGATATACTCCACCGTGTTGACACCGGCATCCTGCAATGCAGCTTTCAGACGGTCGCTGCTGTTGTCCGGGATCACCGCTGTCAAAACTTCGTCAAACCCAACGGCGCGCTGGGGCTTGGCCTCAAAGTAGCCGGTGGGCATTTCCGCCGCCTCCTGGTAGACGGCCTGGATGTCCTGGGCCGTCTGGCTGCTGATTTTGTACCCCTCCTTGGAGAAGGCCCGCATGATAGCGTCCACCGTCCTCTTGCCCTTGGACGTTTCCATCAGGATGCTGCCGATGATGTCGCTCTCGACGAAGGAATTGTCGGAATGAGCCTTGTTTCCCTGCTTGATCTTCGTGATGATGCTGCCGATCTGGTCATCAATGGCCTGGAGCTTTGCTTCATACTCGGCCCCCTCGTCCATGCCCAGCCGCCCACTGTCCGCCTTGATCTCCTGGATGCTGCGGTATTCCGGCGTCGCCACGGATTGCAGGGTCTTGGCGCTTGCGCCCCAGGTGTTGCCGCCGCGCTCCTCCTGGACCTCCTTCATCGCCTTGACGATGTTCTCCAGGGTGTAGGCATAGTGGAGCTGCGAGAAGCTGCGGAGATTGCCGGAGGGGGTGTAGGGGTCCTTGCCATTGTAGATGCCCGCCTCGCCCAGCAGGCCGTCCAGCTTCCCGGCAATCCACTCCTCAACGGCGTGGTCATCCACGGAGCTGCGCAGCGCGTCAGAGGTAGCCATCCGGTCAATTTCGCCCTTGGTCGCGCCGCCGTCCTGGTACATATCCCATGCGTGGTGAACGATGTCCTCCAGGGTGAAGATGGAAACGCCGTCCATGGAATTGTCGATGCGGTTCTGCCGTCTTTCGTTGATCTCCGCGTCAGTCCAATGCCTCTTGACGGCCATTCTGCGGAGCATGGGTTCGCCCTGTTCCCGGTAGTAGTCCCGGAGAATGTCGCGGATGACCTCGGCATTCTCGCCCAGAGCGTCCTTCACGCTCTCACCGGTCTCCAGGTTGGCCTCGATTTCAGCCAGCGTGTTCACGCCCAGGCGGTCAACCACTTTTTGCAGGGTGTCGTTACCGAACTTGTCCCACACCTTGTCCATCTTCACCGGCTCCAGGCTCTTGCCCTGGTCTGCCAGATAGGCCGCCCGCACCGTGTCCGTGGAGGCCAGCTTCTCCGCCAGCTCTGCCGTGCTCCTGGTGCTGGTGTCGTCGATGCCCATAGAGCGCAGGGCGGCGCTGTTCCCGAAGATGCCCCCGGCCACGGAGACATCCCCGGCCAGCCGGTGCAGCTCGTGCTCCACCTGGGATGCCTTTTTGCTGTTCACGGGGTAATCTACTCGCGGAGCTGTCGGCGTCCAGGCATCGCCACCGTACACCTTGTTGGCGCGGAATAGCTGCGGGTCGATGGTGTCCTTGCTGAACACAAGGGAGATGGGGCCGTACTTGGTGTGCCCGTCCCTGGCTTTTACAATGGCGATAGAGGGCATGGGCAGGCCGCCCAGCTTCAGCGCGGACATGATGCTGGCCTCATCCTTGTTGTGGACGGCGATCAGCTTGTCCGTTTCCTCAACGGGGGCTTTCAGTGAAAATCTGGTGCTTACCCTGCGATTTTCCGGGCCTGATTCAGAATTTGCTGTTCCGTTGCCGCCTCGTTCTTCGAGAGAAATTCGCACATTTCCATCTGCTGCGGCTCCTCTCTCAGCAGCAGAAACGTTGTTGCCTGCACGCCCGCTCTTGCTTTTGATGTTTTCAAATATCCGATCAAGACTTTTTCGATTTCGGTCAATTTCTCCATTACTACCCTCCATCCAAAGCTTAAAAACTTCATATTGCGCCGCCGCTTTTTTGCCGCCTACCGCATACAGCGGCGTGGCTTCCGTACCGTCTCCGATGCCGTAAATTGCAAAGACCTGATTGCCCTTTTCGCTTGCATAGGCCCATTGCGTAGCTTCATCCAGCGTGTGGATGGAATCAGCGATTTCCTGCTCCATGTGGCGGTTCAGTAGAGACCATTCCTTTTGCGTCAGGTTCGGTCTCCAATATTTGCTTTTTGCGGCATATCTTGTTTCACTGATTGTACCATTTGTCTGCCTGTTCTGCAAGCTCTCCGCCTGCTTGCTGGCCGCTTCAAATGCCGCCTGCAATTTGCCCTCCACCGTCTGTGCCTGCTGTTTCGCCTTGCCGGTCAGCTTGCCCACGATCTCGTGGATCGCGTCGCGCAGCTTTTCAAGCAGCGTGCGGTCTTCGCTGTGCCTGCGGATAAACTCGTTCAGCACGTCCGTGTTGGCGATCATCTCGCCCGCGTAGTTCGCCGCGGCCTCGTCCAGCGCTTCATCCGCGCTGATCTCAACTCCCATGCGGTTATACTGCTCATACAGAATGTTCGCCGCCTCGGCAACGTCGGGGTCTTCCATGATGGCATCGCGGAACGCCGTGTACTGCTCGGGCGCAAGCTCCTGCACACGGTGTGTCCACTCATGGCCGACGACCTGCATCACGGGGTCCTGCGCATCCTTTGCAATGCGGATTTCGTTGCCCTCGATGACGCCGTTTGCCGTGCCGCCACGCACCGCGTCAGCCATGCGCACGCGCACGCCGAGCGCCTTTGCGACGGTGTTGATCTCGTCTGCCGTCGCATTGTCCATTTCACGTGAAACGTAGTCATCATAGACAAGGCCGCTGCCTCCGTCGCTCTCCTGCGCGAAGGTCTTCTTGCGCGTCTCGGCCTTTGCGTCGTTCTGCCCTGCGACATAGCCTGCATAGGCCGTCTCATTCGTCGGGTTCGGGTTTGCCTTGCCCTCCACGCCCGCATTGTAGGCAGGGATAAAGTCCTTCACGTGCTCTGCTGTGTCCTTGCCCTCCTGATACGAGCCACGAATCGCCTTGCGCCCGCTCTCACCGATCATACTGTCGTAGCGCGCAAAGAGCCGGTCAGCAATACCGTTCACGATCTCCGCGTCGCTGCGCGTCTCTGTCTGCGTCTCCGGCAGCTCGGTACGACTGTCATAATAGCGCCCACCTCGGTTGCCGATGGCCTCCACGCCACCGCCGAGACCACCGAGGATGCCGCCGACGAGGAAGTCGTTCAGAATTTCCGATGCTTCCAGCTCGCTATAGCTCCCGCCGAGCGTCTTGCCGTTATAAATCATCTGCAAGGCAGGCTGAATGAGGTCTTCGATGGCCTCCTCGCCGCCCTCTTCAATGAACGACAGCGCGATCTTGCCCGCCGCGCTGTTATTGAGCCCCGACATCGTGCGCTCGATGACGCCATCTAAGAAGCCCCTGCCGAACATTTTCTTGAACGGCGCTGCCGCGTTGCCGATCTTCTCGGTCGCCACGCTGAGCGCGCCGCTTGCAAAGCCATAGTTGACCTGCTGTTCATGCGTTGCGCCCTGTCTGCGCGCCTCCTGCGCGCCACTGCCCATGCTACGAATGGCCATAGGGAAAAGTGCTGTTCCAAACATAAAGGGCGATAATGCAATGTCTTCTGCCATTTGTGTGCCTGCAACACCCGTATCAACGGCAAGCTGCCCGACTTTGCCCAGCCCACTTTTCGCCTTGTTGATATCTTTTGCGCCGCTGTCGGCCAGCCTGTCAGCAGCCTTGTAGATTGCGCCCGCCGTGCGCTCAACCTCGCCGCCGATGCCGTAAGCCTGCCGATACGCGGCCTTGCGCGCTTCCAGATTCGTGATGACGGTGCGTGCCGTTTCGCGCTCGCTCTCGGTGCTGCTGGGGTCTGCCAGCACGTCGCGCTGCGCCTTGATATCCTGATCCCACAGCGCAATTTCTTTCTCAGCTTCGCCGCGGCGCTGCAAGCCGCTTCCGGTCTGCGCCAAACCGACGGCGTTCGTGACACCCGCGCCGTAGGTCTTCGTTGCGCCCTTGATCGTATTGCCGACGCGCTGCGCAACCGTCTGCGGCTTCACGTCCTTCACATGCTGATTGAAGGCTTTTTCGCTCTGGTAGTTCTTCGCCTCCTGCTGCTGCAAGGCACCCTTAGCAAGATTCTGCGCAAGGGCGCTTTGATTTTTTGGTGTAACGACGTTCTGCTGCGTGCGGAACATGGGGCTGCTCGCCTTTGTGGGAGCCGTTGCCGCTCTGCTCGGCTGCGCCGTCGGCCGCTTCTGCACCACATTGCCCGTATGGGATGTGCGCTGCACATCCCCCGTTCTCACAAGCCTGCCGTGCGTGCCGGTTCCAACAACTGTCGTCTGGCCCTTGCTCGCTTCCACTTCCGGATTCGCTTTTACTAATCGTCCCATTTAGCCCTCCTCGTAGGAATAGCCGTACTGCGTCAGTAGCTTCTGCATTTCTGCCTTCTGATCACTCGTCATCAGCGGCCATGCCTTGTCGAGCGTCGAAAGGATACGCTCTCCTTCACCGTTTTTCAGCGACGTGTTGAATCCGCTCAGCAGAGCAATAAACTGACCCTGCGGCAGTGTCTTGCCGCTGCTGCCGCTTCCGCTGCCGCCGCCCTGCCCCTCGAGCCAGTCTTCATAGTCGTCGTACACGCCGCTCGAAGAGGTAAACCCGAATTTTTTATAGTTGTTGGCAATATAGCTCTTCGGATAGCCGCTTGCCTGCGCCGCTGCGAACAAGCCATCATAATCTGCCTCGCCGCCGCCCGTAGGCGTGGTGCTGACGCGGGTATTGCTTCTCGCGGCCTGCTGCGCGGCCTGCTGCAATTTATACTGCCATTCCGCATTATAGCGTGCGTCCTCGATGGCATCGCGTTCCTTCTGGTAGTCATAGTTCAGCTTGTCCTGCTGCTTCTGATACGCCAGCGCATCCGCCGTCTGCTGGTCGCCCACCTGATCGCGCGCGAGCTGATAGAGGTAATTGCGGTCAGCCAGCCAGCGGTTGTAGTTGTTGTCCTCAATCCCAATCAGCGTATTCAGGTCGGCGCGGTCGCCGCTCAATTTATCCTGATACATGCTATAGGCAAGTTGCTGAAGCTCGGGAATCTTGTCCGTCATCTGGCTCATCTGGTAGTCGCTCGCCTGTTGGCTCGCTGCCACCGCCGCCGTGGACGGCATCCCGCCCGTCATCACTGCCGTCTTGCCGAGCACATCCTCCGCGCTGCGGTCTGCCTCGCGCGTGTACTGCTTGCGATACTGCTGATAGAGCGGGTCGCTCGCCGCGTCGTAGGAAAACGGCGTGCGATTCAGCAGCGCGTCGAGTTTTGCGCTGATCTGTCCGCTCTGATCGTAGTTGTAGTTGCTGTCGCCCAGCTTATCAAGCCAGCTCGTGTCAGCCTTTGCAGGGCTCGCGCCCGTGCCGAGTTTGATGTACTCGCTGCCGTCCACGCCGCCGGAATAGTCGTACTTCGCGCGAATTTTCTCCGCCGCGTCGTGCGCCGCCTGCTGGCCCGCCTTGTCTCCCTCGGCATATGCCTTGTTGTAGGCCTCGGTATACTGCCGGATGAGATCAAGGTCGCCCGAATCGTTGATGAGCGTCAGGTCTGTATTTTTGTGTTTGAAATTATCTGCCATTGTCCCCTCACTTTCTGCCGCCCGTCACGTATTCGTACTCGAGCGCATAGAGCCGGTATTCTCCTGTGGCTTTGATTTTTAACCTAAAGTGGTCGCAGCGGCGGATCGGGCAGTTGAGCGTGAAAACGTCTTTCTCCTGTGCCCCGCAGCGGTCGACCTCTTCCCACGCGCCGCCGTCGAACTTGACAAGGAATACTACCGTTGCGCCCTTTTCGCATTCCAGCCGCGCCCGCACGCGCTGCACGTGCTTCGCGTCGAATGAGCCGCCGTCATAGTCGGCAAACTCCGCCTCGCTAATAACAGCGCCCTCGCGTGTTGCGCCGGTCGGGATATCTGCTGGATTCCCCAGCAGCACACAACCACCATCCACTAAGGCCATGATACCGCCCGAATAGGCCATTTGCACCACGGCAAGCGTATCTTCCTTATGCCACACGCCGTTCTCGCTGCTGTAGCAGTACAGCGCCGCCTTGCCATCCTCTTTCAGGCTCACGTAGTAGTTGAGGCCGTCGCTTCCTCCCACCGCGTCAGAGAGGCGCACATCGTCGCCCAGCGTGCGGGAGATGCAGCGCGGCATACCGCCGCTGTATGCCATGATGCCGACTTTCGAGAGGTAATAGAGCGTTTCACCTGCCACGGCAAGGCTTTTGTGGCTGCCTTTCATCACGCCAAGCACAGCACTCGACATGAGCTGGAAGTTCGTCGGGATCGTGCCGTACATCTTGAAGATTTTGTCCTCTTTGAAAAAGCACGGGTAGCCAAGATAGCTCACGCACGCCGTAAATGCCCCCGCCGTGCCGCTCTCCACGCTGAACGCGTCCGTCGACAGGCCATCAAACACGTTCCAGTTGTACGGGTCGCCGAGCTTTGAAGCAAAGATGCTGTCGCCCTTGCAGCCCCACACGCGGTTCTCGTTCGTGCAGACAAAGTCCATGTCCGGCACGCTGCGCTTGAGCGTGACCGTCCCGGTCTCCGTGATGCTTTCCTGCCCTTCTGGCAGGCGGAAAGTATTCTCATAGAAGCGCAGCGTCTTCTTGTCCTCGCTGATCTCGCGGATGATGGGCGTGCGGTTGTTGTAGGTCTCCTTTGTGCAGCCCGAGATCGTCACGGCGTCGCCCACGTTGAACGGGAATGCCGCGCCGGTTGTCGTTATGCTGTTTGCCGCCGCCTTTTCGTCAGCATACGTGCCATTGCCGAATTTCAGGCCCGTTGCGGCATAACTCGCCTCCATCTGCTTGATCGTGCCGTCCTTTTCGCACACGATCTTGTCGGGGAAGATGAGCACGCGCTCGCCCAACGCGCAGAAGGTCTTTTCACTGTCTGCGACCGTCGTCTTCTCTTCGCCGTTGATATAGAGCTTCGCGCCGTACACCTCGTAGAGCTTCCCCGCGCAGAAAACGCCGTTTGCCGTGCTCATATTTTTGCGGACGGTATAGCGCCGCGCGCGGGGAGCCAGAAGAGGGAAGTATCGCGCCGACAGGTTTTTCATGTCGTAGAGCTCGCCGCCCGCCGCGCCGAACGTGTGGTTGATGCCGCCGAATTTCTCCTGCTGCACGCGCCGGTTCGTGTATGCCGTGATCTCAGGCAGTCTCATCCGTGCCCTCGCTTTCTTTCTTCTCCGGCGCTTCCGTGCCGTCGCAGATCATTGCGATATTGCGAAGCGACTGGCGCACCGCCGCCACCACGTCCACCGCGTCACCGTTGACGTTCAAAATGCCGATGAGACGCATCGCGTGCGCCGCTTCCTGCTTGATCTTTTCGTTCATGTCGTTCCCTCCAATCGTTTTAACCGTTCTTCCTGCTCGCGCACCTTCGCCCACAGGACAGGGATAAACTCGCTGTAACGCAGAAAATAGGTCTCGCTGCCGTCCTTGCGCTTGGCCGCCGCCCAGCCCGCGAACTCCTGCGACGTGATCCCGCATTTCTGCATTGCCGCCTCTACCTCCTGCGCGATGAAACCCGCGTGGAATCGACCGCTCGTGCCGTTGTTCAGCTTGTAGCGCTTCGGCTCCACAAGATCGAACATGCGCACATACTTCTCCGGCAGCGCCTCGATGCTGTTTTTGATGTTCCGATCGGACCCGTTCAACTCGTTCGTGCTGCAATAGATCGTGCTCCAAACAAAATTCGGCGCACCAAGATTGTACCGGTTATCTGCATTCGGGGCGAAATCGCCGCGGCAATCAATGAAGTCGTAGTCGAAATTGAGCGCTGATCTTCCGTTATTCCCCGACAGATACAGGTTTCCGCTCGTCGCGTTCAACTCCATCGCCTTGCTCTCGAGCGTCATTTTGTAGTCCGCCGTGCTGGCGTACTCCGTGTAGATGTCCCCACAGCGTCGTCCCTCATCATTGCGCACGGTGATCCTGTCCCCTTCAATCTCCGTCGCCGTCAGCGTTCCATAGATGTTCACCGCGTCCACGTAGAGGTCAACGCTGCCCGTGCTTGCAATCTGTGCGCCGTTGTAATTGAGTTTGAAGACCGTCCCATTCTCGCCGCTCGTTGCGGCCAGCGTGAAGCCCTGGGCGCTCTGGTCAAAGATGCTCTGCGCCTGCGTTGCGTCGATCTTGGTGCGTACCGTCGCGCGGATGCCGTTCACGTCGGTCTTGATGTTAGTGATCGCGCCGTCAAGGTTTGAAACACTTACCTGCAAGCCCTTTGCCGTTGTGTAAAGCTGCGTGATGTTCCCCTCGGCGTCGCTAAGTCGAGCATCTAATCCTTTTGCTGTAATGGAAATTTCATTTACATTCTTGTCCGTATCCTCGATCTTGGCGTAGATCGGCTCGGAAATATTCTTGATAAACTCGCTTAGTGCATTCTGATTGATGTTGCTCCCGTCCAGATTGAAGAGCGTATACCGAAGCTGTTCCAGAAGCACGAAAAGGTAGTCATAGACCCCGTTGATCTGCTCCTGCGTGTCTTTGCCTTCCCCGTTCGGGAAGGTCGTCTCCACCAGCTGAAATGTCGTCGGCACTTGTCATCACACCTTCCAGTTGCCCTTGCTCTCTTTTCGGTTCTCGCGCCGCCACCATGCCATAGCATCGGCCACCGCCTCGTTGGCAATGGCATGGTCGTTGGCATAGAGCGCGCTGTCCTGATTGTAGGCGTCGAGCTGCGCTGCCAGATACAGGTGGTAACACTCGTTGTGCCCGTCCGGAAGCAGCAATTCCATATCCTCGACGCTCGCGGTGTCATCCTCCACACTCACCTTGAGGGTGGGGGCTTCCGCCCCCATCATCTCGGCGATTCGGTGCTCAAGCACCATGAGGATTTCCGCCTTGCGCGGCGTGCTCAATTTGTTAGGCCGCAGCGCGTCCGCGTCACGGATCGCTTTCAGCATTTTCATACATTAGACCTCCGTGAAATACTGGCCCACCAGCTCGTGCGGCAGATACTGCAAGACGATCTTCCCACCCGCAGCCTCGCCAATACGCTCACACAGGTACAGCTTAGTGTCCTCAGGGTCTTTGTAAAAAAGACCATAGATGTACTCCATACCACGAGCGGCCGGAATCGGGTCATCTTGAGTACCAGCATGCTCGAGGTCAATGATAGTCCACATTGCAGGAGTGCTGTGCGGAGGCCAGTCGGCCTGAGTAGTGTGACCGTGGCCATCGTTGACGCGATACACGTGTAAAACGCCGTTATTGTCAGCGTCACTCATGCGGTCTCCCGGTGCGACCGCTTCACCGATGTGGTCTGCCCACCGCGCAACCAACTCAGGAGACTTAGCTGCCTCTGCATCCGTCAAGGACTTTGCAGCCTGTTCGATCATCGGGCGCAGTTCTACAGCGCGCGCCATGGTCACGACCTCACCTGTGAGGGCGACCACCGCGCCGACGGCGTTCTCGGTCTCCGTGGGCTTGCCCATCTTGATAGATACGGTGCCGTTGCGGTGGTCAGTGAGGTCGCCAGAGAGGCTGTACGCGCTGTTGTCGTACTCATTGACAACCTCTTTGGTCTCGCCCGTTGGATTGCCGTCGTTGTCGAGCTTGTTTACCGTCTCGCGCAGCACGATGCTCCACGGCGTATTGTCAGGCAGCAGTGCCGCAACCTCCGCCGCAGTCATGGTGAGGTGGAGCGTCTTGGTGTCGCGCCCATCCCAACTGCGGTCGTTGTTTTCACCGCTGATGTCTGCGGGGTATTCCGTGTTGTTGACTTTGATGTAGATTGCCATAAGTATCAGTCCTTTCTTTAGAAACAGAATGCGAAGGCCACGCCATGGATAGTATTTGCACTCCAGTTTATGGCACTACCTGTGCTTTTGACAGCACAATAGTATCTGGCGCTATTGGCAGATGGAGAACGCTCCCACCAGTCGTATGCACTGCCGTTAAAGTTCTTCACCGTATCATGACCAGCTCCGTAATAGTTGTACTGCGTACCTTCACCTGAGTAGGAGTTACTGGTACTACCAAAAATTTCAACCTCGCTCAGTAAGAATAGGCTATCTTTCGTAGTTACGAGCGTGGGGTCCCGACCGCTGCTCGCGGAAATCTTGTTCACCTCACGGATGCCGCTCTGTACGTCCGCAGGCATCTGCTTCAAAATAGTAGGCAAGTGCTCTACTCGCATAGAGCAATTTGTCCAACCCTTGACATTTGAAGCAGTGGAGTACATTGCCTTCGCTATCTTATAGCAGTCATGCAGTTGGAATGTCAGCGGAGCTTTTCCCGACCCATCGGCATAATCATCATGATTTTTTCCGATGATGTCGATCAGATAGTCCGAGCCGTCAATGGTCATGGGTTTCTGGTCTGCCACCTTCCACGTGTCCGGCACTTCGTTGTTGTGGCACGCCGCGATGATTTGCTCCCACGTGTTGTTGGCAAACACGGGGTCGTAGAGCGGCTTAAACGTAATGTCATACCCCGTGCCATCAATCAGCGTCCTGCCCTTCTTGATGTTGTACACCGTGCCGTTGACCATGCACTTGCCGCCCTTGATGGTGTAGGCCGTGCCGTTGATGAGCGTTTTGTGCGCGGTGAGGTCGGGAATGACCACGTTTCCGCTGTCGTCTACGAGGGCGTCAGAGGAAAGAACCAAAGCGGGGCGGATGCCGATCGAGTTGGATGCGTAGTTGTTGTAGTAGTCGCCATTGGAGTAGACGAACCACACGCTGCCGGTGTCGTAGGTGAGCGGGGAGCGGAGCCACCAGCTGGCGACCGAGCCGTTCAGGTACGCAACTCGCTTCGAGTCAGCACCATTGGTGACGCACGAAGCAAAATAGCTCAGTGCTGCGCCTTCGCCAGAGTCGATATAGCTGTGCTCGTAGTGAACTTCAGGTGCGCTCAGCAAGAAGATCTTGCAGGGCAAACCGTTTGCTCCCTGCTGCGTCGTGCCGCCAGAGCCTCCGCCCTTACGGTACGGGAGCTTTACCTGCTTGATGGCATCCTTGATATTGCTGTCGAATAGGTTGAAGAATGGTCCGTTAAGGTAAGTGTTGATATCGCTGGTTTCGTACTTGTTTACATTGGAGCTGTGCCACTTACGGTTCTCGTAGATGTCCTTCATTAACAGCCACGTACCGTTGCAGCTTGCGTCATACATGCTGCTCGGCAACCCCTGATGCACCACCAAAAATTCCTTCCGCACACCGCCGACGTTGAGGTACACCGACGAGCCGACCGCCAGTGTGCTGATCGCTTTGTTCGCCATGTTGCCCTCCTTAGCCGAACAGCCAGTTGATGGAGTAGTTCTCCGTGGGCGTGCTCTCCGATGCCACGAGCGTCTGCTTGACGATGTTGCCGCTCGCGATGTAGTCGCTGCCGCGCGTCGCGGCCACAATCCCGCCCGAGCCGTTGCCCTTGATAAGAGAGGTGGTGGAGGGAATATTGACGGGGCCTGCGGGGCCCTGCGGTCCGGTCGCGCCCGTGTCGCCCTTTTCGCCCTGCGGGCCTTTCTCACCCTGCGGGCCTTGCGGGCCCATGAGGTTGACGGTCGCGGGATTCGCAAGCCCGCCGTCGTTCGTCCAGCTCAGGTCTCCCACCGCGGACACAGCGGGGGTAAAGGTCGCGCCTTTTGCGCCGTCCGCGCCCTTGGCGCCATCCGCCCCGGCAGGGCCTCGCGGGCCCGGCAGGCCTTGCGGGCCAGTTTCACCTTGCGGACCAGTTTTGCCCTGCGGGCCCTGTTCTCCCTGCGGACCCCTTGGCCCCTCTGGTCCGGTATCTCCTTTCGCGCCGTCAGTGCCGGCAGGCCCCCGTGCGCCCGTGTCGCCCTTCGGGCCCTTGAGGTTCACGGTCTGCGGATTCGCCTTGCCGCCGTCGTTCGTCCACGAGAGATCGCCCGCCGCGCTCATCGCAGGCGTAAACGTCACGCCGTCGCGTCCGTTTGTCCCGTCCTTACCGGCGGCACCGTCTGCGCCCGGGGCACCATCCGCCCCGGCAGGGCCTTGAGGACCAGTCTCGCCGGGATCGCCTTTCGGACCCTGCGGACCCTCGGGCCCCGTGTCGCCTTTCGCGCCCTGCAAGGGGCCGTTGTTGACGAACTCGCCGGTAATGCCGTCGAAAATGTAGATGTCGTAGGGCGCCGCCGTGCCCACGCCGTAGGCATCGCCTGCCGCTGCGGTCGCTTTCTGCGCGGCGTCGAGCTCCGACTTCGTGTCATAATAGCCCAGCACCTTGAAGCCGCTGCCGGTCTCCCCCTTGGGGCCTGCGGGGCCCTGCTCGCCTTGCGGGCCGGTCTTGCCTTGCGGGCCCTGTTCGCCCTGCGGGCCGCGCGGGCCTTCGGGGCCGGTCGGTCCGGTCGCGCCGGTGTCACCTTTCTCTCCTTGGGGGCCGGTATCGCCCTTGTCGCCTTTCAGCGCGGCGAGCTGCGCCGCCGTAAAGTCGGAATAGGTAAAGGCATCGCCCTTGTCTCCCTTCGCACCCCGTGGGCCAGCGGGGCCGGTCTCGCCTTGAATACCCTGCTCTCCCTGCGGGCCGCGGGGGCCGGTTTCACCTTTGGGGCCCTGCGGCCCCGTCGCACCGGTTGCGCCGGTCTCTCCCTTGGGGCCGCGCGCGCCGGTTGCGCCCGTGTCGCCCTTGGGGCCGGTTGCCCCAGTCTCGCCCTTGGGCCCCTGCGCGCCGGTGTCGCCCTTGGGGCCGACTTCGCCCTGTGGCCCGGTCGCGGCAACGCCCGTGTCAGCAAAAGCGCCCGCCGTGGCGTCCCACTTGAACCAGTTGCCCGTGGTCTCGTCGACGTAGGGCATCTTGGAAACTGCCGTCTCCGCATCCGCCGCCGCCTGCAAAACCTCGTCGACCCAGCTTTGGTAGGCCGGAGGCGGTGTCTCTCCGCTGTCTTCCAGCGTTTCGCGCACGCGTGTTTTATATATCTGGCTCTTCACGATGGTATCGCCCACGGTATAGCGAAGCTCTGCCGCGCCCTCACCGGCCACCGCCGTATCAACGCTCGATACCAGCCACACGAGCGCGCCGCCATCTTCTGTCACCGTCACGGGATACGGCTGCGCATCGCCGTTTCGCTGCACGATCAGGCTCGCCACGCCCTCGCCATAGCCCTCGCGCCACTTTCCCAGCACGTCAAAGACGACCTTGCGCGCCTGATTCTCGCCCCTGCGCCCGAGCTTGATCTCTTCGAGCGCATAAGCATTTTCAATAACCATGTTGTCACCTCTCTTATGGAAAACGGCGCAGCAAGAGCGACTTTTTCGTCCCTTGCTGCGCCGTGTCGCAACTCATTTTTCGTGTCTCGCGGTCTTATTCACTTACGCGTTGTGGGCTTTCGCGCTCTCAACGTAGTCGCTGCTCATCGTCTGGATGAGATTTGCGGTCGAGGCGTCCTGTCTCATCTGGTTCTGAATGGCCCACAGGAACTTTCTTTTGACCTGCACGGTCACGCCGCGCTGAATCAGGCAGCTTTCGCCGTTCACGCACACCAGCAGGTCATCCTTGTACTTGCCGCTGTCCTTGAACAGGCGGACGCTGACGTACTCCTCGCCCGCGCGATCGGCGTTCACCGCCGCAACGGCGTTCTTTGCTTCGCTCATCGGTCTTTCCTCCGTTTCAGTGGCGGGGGCGGCGTTCACAGCCGCCCCCTTGGTGGTTAGGTCAGCGGGGTCTCATCGAACGTGGAAGTCGTTTCCACACGAATCATATACGCCTCAACCAGACGTTCGGCGACCTTGGTCGCCTTCCAACCGACGGTTGCACGCTGGTTCAGCGGGTCAGCCGTACCGGCAGAGCCGAGCGGCTTGACGATGTGCTCAAGACCGCCGCCGGTCAGCTCGGTCGTGCCGTAAGCCTCTGCGCCCATGATGAGCGTGGAGTAGACGTTGCGGCCCTTCGCACCAGCTTCGCCCGGATAGATGGCGGTCGACGCCGTCGGGGTGGTAGCAGGCGCTTCTTTCAGCGTGATCGTCGCGCTGCCAGCACCCGCAGCCGAGGCGCTTTCGATCTCAAGAAGCGCACCACCGATGACGACCTCACGGCCCGCCAGCTTTGCGGCGTCAGCAGTGGTGATTGCCTCGTTTACGGTCAGAACCTTGCCGGATGCGCTCTTGACGGTCAGGTCGCGTGCGCCTTCGGTCAGGTCGTCGGCGTGGAACACCTTCGCTTCGGTCGTCTCGATGAAGCGGACGCCCGCGATCTTTCCGATCTCGTCGTCGTAGATGTTGCTGGTGTCCTTGTACTCGTGCGGGCGCTTCCAATCAGGGTCATCCTGAATGTCGTAGGAACAGTCAGGGTGAATGATGGCCCAGTAGGAGCCTTCATAGCGCGGGGCGTTCATGGTTTTCAGGAAGCGAACCGCCTTGCGGACGGCACGCACCGTGAAATAGTGGTTGCCCGTGGTCTCGCCGCCAACGAGCAGATGGCGGCCCGTCACCTGACCTTCGCCGTACTGGACGTTAGAGCCACCGTTAATGACCTCGCGGGTGATGGTGTCGAGCGTGCGGCCCGCCTGAGAGCCGAGCAGCACCGTCGCTTCCTGCAGGTTGTTGTCGATGGCGGTCAGGTCGAGGATATCGGAAATCTCGACGAAATCGCCGTACTGGTCGACCTGTGCGGTCAGCGTGGTCATGGACAGCTTACGACCCTTGGGGGTCACGCCTTCGGTGATGGGCGTCAAGGCCTTGGGCAGCGGATCATACTTACGGAACTCGATCTCCTTGCCCTTGCCCTTGGGGATGTTGCGCTTCTGCGCGAATCGGTCATGCACCAGCTCGGGTTCGGCGTTGTCGATCAGGGTGTCGCAGTAGTAGGTTTTCATCTCGCCCGAGAGACCGGCATCGGTCGTCACGTTCGTCTGGCCCTCAAACAGGCTCAGAATAACGGGCAGAATGAAAATGTCTTTGAACTTCTTCATAGAGTTTTGTCTCCCTTCTTACAGTCGGTAAATTAGGCGGGCATCAGAATACGATGCGCTCGCCGCGCCGCACGCGTCTTGCGATCTCTGCGCGGTCGGCCTTCGTGAATTTGCTCGGGTCACTCTTGACAATGACCCCCGGCTGGGAAGTGGTTCCGTTCTCGTTCGGGCGCATTCCTTTCGCGCGGACGTTGTCCATCACGCGCTTTTCCATCTCCGCCGCAGCTTTCGCCGCGCTGCGAGCCTGAATGTCGCCTAAATGGGATACCTCGTAAGCGTCTTTTACAGGAACGCCAGCGCGCAGCATCGCAATGAAGCGCGGATTCTCCGCAACTTCGCGCTTGAGGTCGAAGTCAGGGTACTCTCCCGGCGCGTCCGCCGTTCCGACCAGCTCACTCGCCTGACGAATCCAGTCGTTATATGTCTCGTCGGCTTTCTGCTGGCGCTGTCTGTCTTCTTCCTGGCGTTTGAGCGCCTCATTTTCCTGCTGCATGCGTACATACTCACGGTACTGTTCAACGCTCATGCCCATACTCTCCGCTTCCGCGTTGTAGAGCACGCTGTTGAGCGCCGCATCGCCCTCAAAAGCCGCACGCAGCTTACTCATATCGCCGTCCGTCACGCCATAATGGCGCATCAGTGTGTCGATAATGGGCTGCGAATCGGCGATCTTCTGGTCTTTGGCCTTCTCTTCGCCAAATCTGCGGTTGATGATGCGCTGCGTCTCCGCAGTGTACACGTCCTTGTATTTGCCGTTTACGAGATCAAGGAACTCCTTTTTGAGGTCTTCCCCGCCTTTTTCCGCAGCCCCGGCGTCGTGCTGCTGCATCTTCACGCCCTCGCCTTTCGGCTCGCCAGAAGAGGCTCCCGTATCATCAGGTGTCTCCTGCTTTCCGAACACGACGTTGGCGTATTCGCCCGTTTTGCCCTTCCGGGTGGGAGAAGAGCTTGCATTCGTGGTCTCGCCCTGTGTGCTCGCGCCTCCCTCAGCGCCGCCCGATGCACCGGCAGCGGCTCCCGCAGCGGCAGTGCCGCCGTCAAAGAGGCTCAGGATCACGCGAAGCGTGGTTTTGAGGTTCATGGTATCCCTCCTGCTTGTCAAATCGCGGATATTCGGCCCTCCGTGTAGGCCGTGCAGCGCTTCCCATCATCCGCAGGGGAGGGGAGAGCGGCGAAAAGATGAAGAAAAACGCCGACCCTCCCTCGCGGGCGTATGAATAGGAGGAAGCCACTCGCACGCCTAAAGCGTAACATGCGGCTTCCTCCGTCTCACCACGGGTGAGAAAAAATTTTTAATTTTCTTCGATGCACTCGCAGATAGCGTCCGGCCTCGTGGTCTCAAGCTGCTTGAGCCCGATGCAGGCCGCAAGAAATGCCGCCTCGATGCGCTCATCGCCTCCGCAGTGGATGAGGAAGCGCGGCGCCCCCTCGTCTATCTCGAAGCCATAGACCTCGCACTCTCCCTCAGCTTCCATGTTCTTCACATAGCCTCCGAAGGCATACATCACGCCAGTAATGTAGTTGCAGCATTTCTCGTCCGCCGAATGGCCTTCGCACAGGATCATGTAGCGACCGATTTCGTGCTCGATGTGAACCATCGTCATGCACTTACACCCCCGGCATCGCCGCGCTGCTGCCCGTGTCCATGTTCGGCTTAGACTGTTCGGCAAGCTTCTGCATGTACGGTGTCTGCGCGCTCTGTGCGTCGGCGTTCTTGCTCTCAATTCCGCCGCTGCTGCCGCTCTTGCGTGTCGAGCCTCCGCTCTGCGTGCCGCCCGCCATTCCGATACCCACGTCCTGCCCCGTAAGTTGCTGGATAACCGCGAGCGCCTTTTGCAGCTGATCGCTCTGTTGCTGCACGACGTTGTAGAGCGTCGCGCCCTCGTTGACCTGGCTCTTGATCTTGTCGATTCCTTCGAAGTCCATCATGTCGAGCGCAATCATACTTTCCTGCGCCCTGTCCGGGGAGAAGAATCCAAGTGAATACAGCTCTTTCGCCCGCTCGTTCTGTTCCGCGCGGGAGAATGGGTTCTTCTTCTGTGCCTTGATCTTGATGTCAAAGACCGGTCTGCGGAACAGGTCATTGCCGAGGCTGTCCACACCCGTCACCTGATCGCCAAGCTCGTTCACGCCGATTTGCGCATACTCGTATGGCATTTCATTTGTGATGCGGAAAGTACGCGCTGCGTCGTAGAACTGCCGCATGCGCTCGATGCACAGATTCACGATCTTCGCCTGCGCGCGGTAGCACGCCGAAATCATATCGCGGCTCGCCTTGTTGCCCGCTTCCTGCAATGCGGAAATAGCCGCCGCAGCCGTCGCACCGCTGGATGTGCCGCCGTTGGACACGTCGCGGTTTGAGCTTGTTTCCTTCATCTCGTCGATTTTCATCTGCACGATATTCGCGTAGATGGAATCGAGCGGGCGCGTTGTTACCTCGCGGAGCCTGCTCTCGTCGATCTGACCGGACACATGGATGATTGGCTTGCGCCAGTCAAGGAACTCTTCTTCGTTGATATTCAGGCTTTCACTCGCGAAATACCGGCGTTTGCTTCCCATCATCGAAGTTTCGAGGATGTTGCCCCATAGCTTGTCGATGTAGAGCTGCGGGTCCTTTGCGATGGCTGTATAGCCAAAGCCCGCGGGCGTGCCCTTCTCGGGGAACAGCACGTCGAACACGAACGGATATTCGCCGTCTTCATAGAAGCCGCTCTCCGCATATTCCGGGTCGTTCTCGCTGGCGTAGATGATATGCTCCTCGTCAATGAACTTTGCGTAGTGCAGCACCGTGCGCCCGTCGCCGGTCCTCTTGCGGTAATACCAGTCGATCACGGCAACCTTGTTGCTCGTGTCCACCGTGTCGTCGTACTCGTATTTTGCCGTCTCAATGCTGCTGCCGCTAAGCTTATCCGCAAACTGCGGGTATTCGTCTTCGATAATGTCACGATCGACGAGCGCCACCGTGAACACGTTGCGGCTCTTCTGGATGTCTTCGACGCCCGGCTCCCAGAAGATATTCAGTGGGTCAATGCCCTCGATGGCGATGTCGCCGAGCCCGTTGTCTTTCTCCTTGTCCCAGAACACGCCGTAGATCGCCACGCCGTGTTTGAGCTTTTCCCACCACTCGAAGCTGTACGTGCTGTCAAATTCGTTGTATTCCATGATGACCGGCAGCACGGACGAAAGCGTCTTTGCGCTTTCCTCGTCGCTCTGCTCACGCGGCAGGCATACGGGCTCGGGGTAGTTGTCCATCGCGTCGGCGTGCTTATTCATGATCGAATTGAACAGCCATGCACTCGCAGGCTCGGGCGATTCTCCTGCATCTTTTGTCCCGCGGCGAATGTCCTCCCAGTGCCGCAGCTTCCACCAGCGTTCCTCGCTGATGATGCGATTCTCGAAGTTGCTCTTGCCCTGCTTATACTTTTGCAGCGTTTCCACGGCGTCGCCGATCTCTTTGCTGCCGATGGTTGCGCTGCTGCTCATCGCCGCGTCGCTGTCGCGGAATGCGCCTACAAGCGGCGCTTCTGCCTTTGCATCCAACATCGCAGCAGCGCCAGCCGCGTCGGCCTGCTGCTGCGTCTGCGGGAATTTTCTCGTCCCTGCCATGTCTTCCCCTCCTGTCAGTTGTGTTGGAACCACGCGTATCTGTCGTAGCTCGGCGTATTGATGTCCAGCGGGTCGTACAAGACCGGCTTCGGCGTCTTATTTACCCGCGCCGCAATGGGATTCTCCATGCACACATAGCGTGTCATGTCATAGATATGATCCTCCTGCTCGGTGTTCACGTCCTCAACGTCCTTTTCGTCGTAAACGAGGTTTGGCACCGTGCGGATAAAATTCTTGCACGTATCGAAGATATACAGCATCGGAATGCCGTTCTCATCGAACGCGAAGCGGTTGTGCAGCTGCATCTTGCCATCAATGCGGGCGTTATCCCCCTTCTCGAAGTAGACGCGCTCACGCTCAAAGAGAGCGCCGATGCTCTCCGTGCCCTGCGTGCCCCAAATGGCGGGGTCGCCCACACGGAAGATGTGCCGCCCCTTGAGATTCGGGTCTTCGGCCTCGATACGCTTCATCTCGCGGGCCACCGCCGTCGGTTCCATCTTCACGCCCTCATTCGGCGTGCCCGTGCAGCCGTAATATTCCCGGATGTGGTAGAGCCGCCTATCTTGGTCGACCGCGAACCAGCCGATGGCGAACGGCCTTGAATATCCCCAGTCCATTGCGCACCAGATCGGCCACTCTTTCGGCACCTGAAAAGGCGTGATGACGTGCGTATGGATGCGGTCTCGGTAGTGTTCGCTGTCATTGCGCCACTCGGTAAACACCTGCCCGGAGAACGTGTCCCAGTCGCCGTAGAGCAGTGCGTTCTTCTCTGCCTCCGGCATCGACGCAAGGCGCGTCAAATAGCTGTCGTCGTTCTTGAGCAGTATCTTATTGTCGAATACCGTGCTCGGCACAAAGATGCGGCTCTTCTGCCGATGTTCTTCGTGCCCATCTGGAAATCGCACGACGGCATCCTCGCGGATGGTCCTCATTGGCGGCGCTGCCGTGATGAAACGTTCCTTGACCCATCCGTGCCCCACACCGCCGGGGTTCGCCGTGCTGCGGATGTATACACGCGTCCCCGGCCCGTTCGGTCGGTTTCGGGAAAAGAGGTAGCTGTATTCTTCCCATGTAAAGTGGGTCAGCTCGTCGAATGCGATAAAGTCATACGCCTGCCCCTGATACTTGATCTTGTCCTTTGCATACTGCATCGAGCCGAAGAGTATTTTCGCCCCGCTCGGGAATGTCCATGTGTGGCTGCTGCCGTTGTAACGCGCGCCCGGATAGATACGCGGGTAGTAGTTCAGCGTCTTGTCAATGAGCTCGGCAAGCTGCGGGAAGGTCTTTCGCAGGATGATCGCCTTGTAATACGGGATATCCACCTGCCGCAATGCCTCAATGACCAACGCATCGGATTTTCCACCGCCTAACCGGCTGCGCCGCCGTATAGAGCCTCGTCCTCCCAGCGGCTCATGAAGAGCGCCTGTTTGGGCTGCGGCTTCCATACCACGCTACGCTTCGCCATTCGCATCACCTCCAGCGTCCTTCGGAACAGGCATTACCGCGGGCAGCTCTGCCACACCGCACGCGGTCTCTCCGCCGTCTTCCTTCTTCTCGTCATTTACCCAGCGGAAGTTGTATCTCAGGCTGAATTCCGCGCCACGCTGACCGTCTCGGTCGAAGAGCCGTTCCTCGGCATAAGCCTCGATGCGGGCCTTCGCGCGCGTGACCGTGTCAACGAATCCTTTCTTTGCCTGATAGTTCATCAGCGCTTGCCTGCTCGTAAATCCCAGCGCAAGCGCGAGCCCCGTCACCGTCGGTGGGCGCTGATGAATGATAACCGGCTGCCCGGATTTGTCGAGGATCGGCATCCCATCATCCCCGATAATCGGCTCGCCCTTGCAATCCTCGAAGTATTGGTCAATGACGGCCTGCATTTCTTCGACCGTCGCATATTTGGGATGACACCCCGCTTTTGCCATGCCGCCACCGCCTTTCTTTTTTATGCTGCAAGCCCCCCCGTCCTCGGCCTTATCGCGCAGCATTCTTATCCCCGCTCGAGGAACCGAGCTTCCTATTTCCGACGGTAACACGCCATCTTTTATTTCTCACCACGGGCGCGGAAACTTTCTCTTTCCTTTCTGTGCTTCCCTCTGTATAGTTACATACACACAACATAGATGCATCCTGCGTATAGCACTCTCTCTCCCTATCCCCCCCTATAATCCCCCCCTTCCCCTCTCTCCCGCAGCAAAAAGAAGCAGGGCTTTCGCCCTGCCTCTTTCGTTATACCTCGCCGTTTCTTTTCCGTTTCTCGTAATTCCTGCGGGCCTCTTCCTCATTGCGGAACCCGCAGCGCTTGCACTCGCTGATCTCTGTTTTCGGGTCATAGTCCACGTCCGGGGCACCACAGACGGGGCATACGCCATAGGCCCCTAACGGCCCGATAGGATCGCGCATCATGCCTTGCACCCCATCTTTTTCTTGAGCCACGCCCATAGGGTTCTCCACGGGTGGGATTCTGCGTAGTCAGCGCGCCCAAGCTCAAAAGCGGCTCTATCCGTCATTATAGCCCTAATATCTGCTGCTGTAGCGTAAAGCTCCCAATTTTCATCTGGTCGCCAATGAATAGCATCCCTGTCAATCAGCTTCATCGCTGTCACCTCCGTCCATCTTTGCGCCGCATGCAGGGCAGTAGTTGGTAAATTTAGCGATACGGTTGCCATTGTCATCCCTCCTGTTCCATGCTTCGATTACCGTTTCTACGGCGTTGCTTTCGTATTCCATATTGTCCGTCAGAATCATTGTGCCTACATAGCATTTAGAGCAAATTACTCTTACGCCGCCACTTACAAACAACCGTGCTTTACCGCCGCAGAGCGGGCACGGTTTTAATTCAACCATCCTTCATCGCCTCCAATGCTTTCTCCGCCTCCTCGTGGGTCAGGAATGTCCCGATGTATTTGTGCATCCCCATTTTGCCAATAAGCTTTACCGCTTCGGTCACGGTGTTTATTTTGAGCGTTGCAATCACAGGGTTATCGGGATTTCCCACAAATAACCGATACACCGCATCGCCCACCTTGCACGGCAGCACCACCAGCCGCCCGTCCTTGTCGGCCTCGGCCAGCCAGCGGAATCTGTCCAGTGCTTCACTGGCTTTTTGGTTTCCGATTAAATCCTGAAGAAACACCGCATAAGATTGAAACTCCTCCGGTGTCAGCCCCGTGTCCTCATAGGCGCGCAGGTCTTCCCGGTTCCTCAAATAGTCCAGAATGAGCTGCTGCACCACGAACCGCTGCGTTATCGGCCACGCCGCGATCTGCTCTTGCAGCTTTTTCAATGCTTCGTCCGAAACCATCACTCCACCTCCTGCAGCTTACTAATCACTTTTCGGATCACATCGCCGCCGTAAGCATCTTTTGTCAACTCCAAGAACTCCGTCAGCGTCATCATTCCATGCTCGAGGTCAACACCGTGATCGCGGGCAAACTGCTTTCGCCCCATGTCACACGAACCGGTCAAACGGTGGTGCCAATCGTAAAAATACTGCGTCGGATACGTTTTTTCGCGGTCTGTTTCACGCAGGAACGCATCAATGCGCTCATCTTCCGGCATATCCTCGAAAAGCTTGTCTCGAAGAGCCTCCATTGCTCCGCGCAGCGTTTCGCCGTGCGCAAAAACATTTTCCTGCTTGACGATGTAGCACGGTGTGAGCGTCAAATCCTCGTTCACGATTGCCCCATGCGCGGTGTTGCCGCGCACAGAGCGAATCAGCGTGTTTACACCGTCAATTCGAAAAACCGGCTCTCCGTTGAAACTTTTAATGCCGTAGCCGTCGCCGTAGCCGTAGCCGTAGCCGGAGCCGTAGCCGTAGCCGTAGCCGTCGCCGGAGCCGTCGCCGGAGCCGTCGCCGGAGCCGTCGCCGGAGCCGTCGCCGGAGCTCGCAGCCAGAAAGGCTTTGATCTTCTCGTCAAGTGTCATCTCTTCCACTCCTTCACCCCTCGGAGCGACGCAGATGCCTTATCCGTGCACAGGATGATCTGGATTGCCCCCAGCACGGTCATTTCCGGGATCGTCACGGTAAAACGGCAGTTGTCCGGTGCTTTTGTGCCATCCTGCGCCAGCTGCTCAACAGCACACGCGCCGTCCCAGCTCCACAGCTTGCGAACATCGGTCATGGTAACCTCGGAGCCGTTGCGCTCCTTGATCTTGCCAAAAAACACGCCTGCGCGGTCACAGCGAACGATGTAGTTCTGATTGTTGTTCATGATGAAATTCCTCCTGATTTTTGTTAAAATTTGAAGCTCTCTCTGAGCCTGATCCCGTTTGCCTCTGCTTCCGCCGTAAAGTAGCGGTGGCGATCGTTGATGTAGACGATTCTGCCGTGTACGGTTTTCAATTTTTCAAAACCGCAGATGCCGCTCGCGCCCTCAAAGGCTGCGGGCGTCCAGCTAAATGGTTCTCCGATGTTCATTCGTCCTCCCTAATGTCTCCGCCCCATTGCTCCGCCATTGCTTTGGCGATGCCGGGGAAGGTCTTTGCGCGGTTTTTGGCCCTATCCGTGGTAAACATACCTTTGTGCTGTTCCCCATGCTTATGGCTGTAGCTGCCGCTCGGACACCATGTTGCTGTTGGCTCAACAATATTGGTCGGCTCCAACGGCTGTACACCACGCTCCCACAGCAAGGTTTTTTTGCTGAACGGGTGTCCGTATTGATAGGGCTGGATGGCTTGGGTTGGCTCTGGATACTCAAAAACTTTGCTCGACGTCGGATTCTCAATCACAACTTTTTCGCAATCCGCTGCCCAAATAGCTAAAAACAGCGCTTTGCCACACAAGCCCTCATAATACCGCTTGATATTGAGCTTGCCGCCCCTATACAAGTGCCGCGCTCCGGCGTTGCTGGTTTTGGTGCAGGGCGGGAAAGCAATAATCATATCCCACCGCCCCACATCATGGGTCTGTCCGTCCATAGTGGTCACTTGCCCCCCCCTCGATGGCCTTGAGCGCATCGCCCAGAATATGCCACTCCGGATGCCCGCCAGACGGCTCCTGTAGGTCACAGGAATAAGCCTCATGCCCCAATGCGCGGAACGCCTTACATACTTCCTGCGATTCCTCGCAGGCAGCTAAAACCTTCATCGTCTCCCCTCGCATTCCCCGAACAGCTCCCGAAACGTCATTCCAGTCAAATCCTCCAGCGCGAGCAGCAGCCGCACCGTTGTATCGCGGTCGCCGCGCACCCACGCCGACACCGTAAACTGCGACGTGCCGAGGTATTGCGCCAGCTCTGTCTGGTTATAGTTCATCTTTTCCAACGCTTCCTTGAGCACCAGATAAGTGCAGAACTCAAACGGCGTTTTTGGTCTCACAATCTTGCTCATGCGTGTACCTCCCCGTAGATCAGTGCGTCAAGCGACACGCCCAGCGCTTCGGCAATGTACAGGTACGTCGGCATTTTCGCGTACCACAGTCCGGTTTCGAGGTTATGTATCGTGGTCAGCCCGACGCCCGCCTTGTCGGCAAGCTGCTGCAAGGTCATCCCGCGCAGCTTACGCCATGCCAAAATACGCTTGCCGATTTCCTGCTCAGTCGGAACGCCCTTCGGTATTCCGCTCTCGAGCAGTAACGCGCTTACGGGGACGTCGAACGCCTTCTCCAATCTCCCAAGCGATTCTAACCTCGGGTAACACCTCCCCGTTTCCCATAAAGCGACGGTGCTTTGCGGCGCGTCAATATCCGCCGCAAAGGACAACTGTGAAAGACCTTTCTTCTTGCGCAAATCGCGGATGCGATGACCTAATTCCATTTCTGTGACCATCTTTTCTTGCTCCCTCATTTCGTTCGTTGATAGCGCCGCGTCTTAAACTGCCGCGCGCCCCAATAGGCACCGCGCTCCTGCGTTTGGCGCGCTTCCTCTTCCTTCGCCTCGTTATACTTGGCAATATCCGCCTGATAGTACGGGCAATCGCTGTGGCAGCCTACATGCCGCGTTGGCGACTTGCAGCTGTGGCAGTGTTCAAAACTCATCTCACACCTCGCGGATCGTGATGCCATACTTCGCCAACATTTCGTTTTTCTTTCTGAGATACATTTGCGTCCGTTTCCCCTTGACATCCTCGACCTCTTGCAGCCAGTAGACTTGCCCGTTGCAGTCGGGCGCGGTAGGCCGTTCATAGACAAAGTCCGCAAAATATCTCTCTGGCTTAACGCGTGATCCGTCCGAGCAGATGTAGGTCTCTTGCAGTGTAAAAGATCGCTCTATCTGCAAATTTCGAATAAGCCCTTGCCTCTCCATCAAGGCCAACTCGTCATAACGCCTCGCCTCTTTGGCACTCTTGAACTCATGCACTTTCCCGTTAGGCATAACGCGCGGCGTAAATCGATTGCCGTACTTGCTTTTCTTCGGCTTTTGCGTGCCTGCCAGCTTGTCAAGCACCTGCTTCTGCGCCTGCGGCCCCAGCCTCGCGAGGTCAGCTGATGTCAGCGCCATCGTGTGCCTCCTCCTTGCTGTCCGAGGGGTCGTCCCGCAGGCCGACCGCAATGTGCATCATGTTCTTCTCATCGACGCGCTGGTGAATCTCGTATTGCCCAAGCAACGGGTTCACCTTCGGCCTTTCGAGGTGGAGCGCCTTCATGCGTGGGATATCTTCTCCCGTGTCGGGGTCCTTCACTGCCTCGCCGTAGGCAAGCGCGATCTGGATAATCCAAGCGTCGAACGCCATGCGCAGCTGGTTCAGCCCTTTTATATCCTCGTGCAGCTTCGCATTCGCTTTCATCAGCTCGCCGACTTTTTTCTGGTATCTGCCGAGCTCGTGCTCAAGCCGTTTTACCTTGTCTCTGTTTCTTTCGCTCATCGGTTCTCCGTCCTTTCGTAGTGCAGCGTCAGCGCCCGAGCGATCGGGCAGCGCCGCCATTCTTCGTTGGCGCAGTAGCGCCGCGTGTATTCGTCCAGCTCTTCTTTCGGTAGCTTGACTTGCGCACCCTCGCAGTTGAGATAGTCGCGGTAGTCCCGCGAGTAAAACGGGCACTTGAAAATGCCCCCGCGATACCCGCTCACGGCGCACCGCCTGCCAACACCGATTTGACGTGCCTCATGCGCTGATTTGCCTTGTCGCGTCTCATGCTATCGCCCTTGAATACCAGTGGCGTGCACATCTCGAGGATGCGGTCATAGATGCGCTGATAGGCCATGTCTTTCGGCCTGCACAGCTCGTCAAGCGTCAGGTTTGTGGTGACGATCAGCGGCTTCTTGGCCTTGTATCGCTCGTCAATGACCGTGTAAACCGTCTCCATTGCGTACTCACTGCTGCGCTCTGCGCCGAGATCATCGATCACCATCAGCGGGTAATAGTGCACCTGCTCGACGATTTCTTTCTTGTCGTATCCCGCGTTGAGGATTCGCGGGAAGCTCGTAATCATCGCCGGGATCCCGCGGTCAATCAGCTCGTTGGCGATACACGCCGCCGCGAAGGTCTTCCCGTTGCCGGTGTTGCCCCACAGCAGAAGCCCATTGTTCTCGCGCCGCATATCGTCCCATGCGTCGGCATAGCGTTTGCATTTGACGATCTCGTCACTCATCGTCGCCTTGTCGAACCGGCACGCCGTCAGGCTCTTGTCGCGGATTCCGTCAGCACGCAGCGTTTCGATGCGTAGTCGCTTCTCACGGTCAGCGCGAGCTTTTTTCTCGGCCTCGTACTCTCGCGCCGCGCAAGCACACTGGCACCCGACAAGGCGGACATTCCCGCCGATGGGGATGCGGCACTGCTTCGGCGTGTTGCAATGGCCGCAGTACAGCAGCCCGTCTTTCTCGTAATCGACCAGATCACGAACAGGCTCGGCCTTTTTCGCGATGCTGTCGATCAATGCGTCAACGTTCATAGGCTTCCCTCCGTGTTGCCGTAGTCGTAGTGATACCCTCTGCCGCTCTCGGGTAGCTCATCGTCCCACCGGCCTTGATTCAGCCATGTAGCGGGGTGTGGAATAAACTGCCCGTTGTTCTGCGTCCATTGGTCGCTGCACTTCTGCCGCTCCACTGCGGTCACAAGTGTTTCGAGTGGGACTTTGACCCGCTCGAAAGCTCTCTTAGCAGACTGTTTCCCGATTTTTCGCGGGTAAACTGACCAAAAACGCTCGAATGCGTCCCTCGTAGAGGGGGATTTAGAGGGTATATCGTTTTCTGTCTTATGTTCTTCGTCTTCTGTCTTATGTCTTATGTTATTAGTAGGCTTACATTTGCTTGCATTTGCTTGCGTTTGCTTACATTTGCTTGCATTTGCTTGCGTTTGCTTACATTTGCTTGCATTTGCTTTTGGTGCTCTGCCGCCAGCCGCTCCATTCTGAGCCAGCGCATCAGATTTTTGAGCGTCACGGTCAACGACCGACTTAAATACCGGAAATAAAAGGGATTCTCTCCCGAGGTTGTCTGGAATTTCACCCGACCTGGCATATTCTAAAATCGCAACAAACAGACGGCCTTTTTCGTCATCTTCCAGTGCTGCTGTTTGCTCGATCCAGTCGTAATATGCCTTTACATAGCACCTTGTAGATGCAGCTCCCATACCGCCACCGCCTTAAAACGGCAGCTCGCCGTCGTCCTCGCTGACCTCTGCAAAGCCGCCTGCGGCGCTCTCTGCGGCGTATTGCGGCGCGGCGGTGTTGTTACCCTCCGAGCGCCTGTTGTCCGCGAAATACACGCTGTCAGCCTGCACCTCGTAGCTCCTACGCTTGTTGCCGTTCTTGTCCGTCCAGTCGCGCATCTGCAAGCGCCACTCGACGCCGATCATGCGACCCTTATCGGCGTAGTTGCAGAGCACTTCTGCCGTGCCGCGCCATGCGACAACGTCGATCCAGTCCGTGCCGCCCTCTTTGCCGTTGCGATCAACGGCAAGAGGGAACGACACAACGGATACGCCGCTGTTCGTCTTTTTCAGCTCCAAGTCACGCCCGATGCGTCCCATCAGGCACACGCGATTCATGCTCACTGTGCGTCACCGTCGCTTTCGATGACCTCGCCGGTTGTCTCGTCCACGGCGAAGTTGGCGTCAATGGTTTCCTCTTCCTGCGCATCTGCGGCGATAACGTCGGCAAGCTGTTTGCCCGCGTCGCGCGTCTGGTAGTCGATGGACATAACGCCCCACTTACCAATCAAAATGCGGTAGACAGTCTTGCGCGCCATAGCGTCCCAAACATCGCGCCAGCCTTTCCCCTGATATTCACCTTTGCGGAATTTCTTTTCATGTGCGATGATGGCCTTGACGCTCATGTAAACAGTCTTTTCGGCCCCATTGATAAGGCGGTAATAACCGACGTATCCGATGACAGGAAGCGCCTCGCGTGCGTCCTCGTCCTCGACAAAATCAATGTCAACCTCTTCGGTCAGGCGGTTGTAACTCTTCAATTCGCCATCGCGCACGTCCACGACGTTGATGGTCTTGTATGCGCCCGTGCGAAGTGCGAGCTGGTGCATACCTTTCCAGCCGAGAATGAATGTCGCTTCCATCTTTTTTGCGCCAATATCCTTCTTGTAGTTTTTGAATGGCACAATGTAGGCGTAGCCCAAACTCTGATCGATGGGAAGGTCAAACATCGCCGCTTTCAGCGATGACTGAATGACCGTCATCGGGGATTCGTAAAAGGCCTGCTGCAAATTCTTGTCTGCATTGACCATCGAAACGATGGACGAAATAAACTGCGGCGCGCGCTTGCCAAGCAGCTCGTCAAAGCGCTTGCGCATACCGTCGCGGTCAAGCATATCGTTCACCAACGCCGTGACGGATACCTGCTTCTGCTGCGGTGCTTTCTGCATCGCCTGCGCGTTCTGAATCAATCCTTCCTTCATCTTTCCTTGTCCTCCTTCACCGCAAATTTGCGGAAATTTGTCGTTTTGTAGTAACTGCTCAAGTCCATGTCTGGGTGGTCCTTCGCAAACGCCCTCGCATCGAATGTCTGGCGGCTCTGCGCCTTCCAGTCGACCGTGAATCGCCCGCAGTAGCCGCGCTCATTGTCACCAAGGTCTTTCATCAGCTGCTGCTTGATGGCGTCCGCGCTCTTCTCGATGGCATTCTTGCGGCTCATCAAGTACTGGTACTGCTCGACAAGCCTCTCGCGCCCGAACAGCTCAACCTCGCCGCCGCCGCCCTCGTAGATGCTCGTGATCGTCTCCGTTGTGCTCTCCATACCGTCCATCGGCGGTGGGCTGTCAGCCTCCACGTAGTCGTGCCAGAAGTCCGCGGCGCAGCGTTTCAGCGCTGCAATCTCGTCGGGGCTGACATACACGCTGCTCTCGCACCATCCGGGAACATAGTCATCGGGAACGGTCGTGATCTGGTAGCAATAAAAGCCCTTGCCCAGCACCAGCGCCGCCAAGAACCAGCGTTCCCAGCCGGTCACGGCAAGGTATGTCACGCACTGCGCATAGTAGCTCTCGGGGAAATCCCCGCCCTTGTAGCGCTTGAGATTCAGCGCGCTTGCCGTCTTGCACTCAAGACCGGAGCTTTCGCCGAGGATCTGACGGTCGATGTTCGCATGCAGGTGGGGGCAATCCTCGCGGCGCAGCAGGTAGTTCATGCGGCGCACCCCCTTGCGGCTCACCTCTTCAAATCGGCTTGCCACGTACGGCTCAAGGTCTCTCCCGATTCGCATCGCCTCATTCTCAGGCTCTTCGCCGATCCTGCCGGTCTTCTCCGCCCATACCGTGTATGGCGAACGGTATTTGTTCAGCCCCAGCACGGCGCCCATGTCGCTGCCGCCGAGGCTCTTTCGCCGCTCTTCAAGCCATTCTTCGCGGCTCATGCCGCGCGTCGATATTTTCTGCATCTTCATCTTTCTTTACCTCGATGTCTTCCACCCCGCAGAAGGGGCAGCATAGTATCGTTTGCGTCTCCACGCCGCGCTCACCGTCAAGGTTATCGCGCCTGCGCAAGACATCGGGCTCGTCAAAGGCCAGCCCGCACCATTCGCAAATGTACATCACATCATCGCCGAGACCGCGATGAGCACCGCCGCCAGCAGCAGGCAGATACCGGCAAAAAGCATTGCCTCGTCTGCCTTGCGCTGCTCGCGCGTCCGTCTGTCGTGCTTTCTCATCGTCTGCACCCCCTGTCGATATACGGCAGCAGATCATACAGCACCTTGCACACCGCGCACGCGCCGATGACGGCAAGCCCCGTCGTGAAGTCGCAGCCGTTGAGTGCGATCACCGTAGCGGCGATGCCGCCGAAAAACAACGTGTCGATCATGCCTCCACCTCGCGTTCCGAAATCCACTCGTTCACGAGGCGAGTATAGATTTGGAATATCCTGCGTTTGCCGCCGCAGATGCACACGCCGAAGGGGTAAACCCGCTGCTCAAGGCCGGCTGCCAGCGATTCGTTCGAAATGCTCAGCCCGTGGTCTCTCAGATACGCCGCGCACTCGTTTAAGTCCATCGTCTGAATCGTTTTCATCTTTGCTCCTCCTTTCTGTCCAATGCCGCTTGAACTTCACAGCACAATGCCTCTTCTACGCGTCGTAACGCCATTTCGATCTGAATCAGTGCCCCGTAAAACCGGCAGCCTCCGGTCTCGGAGAGTTCGCCTTCTTGAATTGCCCCTGCGATACAGAGGGACAGTGTGTCGGTCACACCAGAAAGATCACACCCTATGGAATCGACTTTACCGGCAAACTCATTTATGCTCATTTCGTTTTGAACATCGTGTAGCATCCTTATTACGTATTCGACTTGTTCATCGGTTAGTGACATGATCTCGGCTTTCAGCAGATTACGAATATCTGTATCTATCATTTGCGTGCTCCTTCCTCGCCAAGAAACTTCTGAATGAAATACTGCTGGCCTTTGCCGGTGACTTTCGTGGTTTTGCTCACCGTCACCGTGCCGTCAGAATGGGTGATCGCCGTTTCCTTAACGGTGAAAAGCCCCAAGTCCATTGACTTTTGCGTTGGCATATTGAAGTCCGTGCCGTTCCGGCGAATCAGATAGCCGTTTTCGCGCATCCAACGGAACAGTCGGTGCTGCCCGACGTCAACGCCGTTTTGTTTCAGCAGCTTCGCCAGCTCGCCGACGAGGATTGAAGTCTTGCTTGCGCTGACCGCGTCGGCAAAAAGCACCTTTGGCGCGTCGGCCTCGACCTTGCTTTCAAGCCGCTTGAGCTTGTCCCCTGCGATTTGCAGCGCGCGGGCCATAACTTTCTCCGGGCTGTTCCAGTCCTTTTCAATTTGGAGAAAATACTGGCGAGCCTGCTTGCCCTTTTCATTGCGCTGGATCATGCAAAGCTCTTTCGCCATGTCGATGGTGAGCACTGCGTCTTGCGCGGGGCGGCCTCCGGTACTTTCGCTCAAAAATGAGCAGAAGTCTTCGCCCTCGGTGAACCCATACTCGCACATTCTCGGGAACCAGTCTTTATAAGCCGTCTTCACTTCGAGAAAGTCGTGCAGGTCTCGCGCAGAGACCGCAGGGCGGTCATTGTTGTAAGTGATCTTGATTAGCTCGTTCATGTGTCCTCCTTACCCGTAAGCGCTTCTTCCTTTACCTTGAAGTGCTTGGCAAGCCGTTTGATGTGGCGCGGGTGCGGGTAGCAAGCGCCCTCTTTCCAGCTTTTGATCGACGTCTGCGAGACATCGATCTCTTTCGCAAGACGATAATTCGTCTCGCCGTGCTCAGCCTGTAGCCGAGCAAGGTTTTCAGGGAACCCCATCTTTTTTTGCCTCCAAATTTGATTAAAATGTTGACAAATTGGAGCATTGGTGCTACTCTAAGTTTTGCTACAAACATTGATTCGCGCCAGCTCGATTTGTCGGGGTGGCTTGGCTTTTCATTACCTGTCCACGGTCTTAATTATACTTAATGATTGAGCATATGTCAATAAATGATTACGTATCATTGTACACAATAATAGAGGTCAATATTTATGGCATTTACCGAAAATCTAAACTATTGCATGACTCAAAGGGACTATTCTGCCTATCGCTTATCTAAGATAATTGGGTCAACAAACCAAGCTGTGTTAAATTGGCAAGCTGGAAAAGCTATCCCTCATGCAAAAACGCGCCAGAAGATCGCCGACCATTTCGGTATCACGCTTGCCGAGCTGGATGGCGACGAGCTTCCCACTCTGCCGGAAAAAGGCACAGAAAAAGCGCCCGCCCCCAAAGAGGACGAGCGCCCGTATATTGATATGGATACCGCGCGCATCTGGTCGCCGCACCCTGTCGCGATTCTGGCCGCGCAGTATAAGGTCCCGACGGCCACGTTACAGCAGATCATCGGCTGTGACTTTAACATGGCGGGGAATATCGCACTGGGGCTGGAAGCGCCCACCGACGAGCAGCTGCGCCGCGTCGCCGCTGCGTTCTGCGTGCCCTATGGCGACCTCATGCGCGGTTGGGTTCCCCTGTACGCCAATCGAGACCTTTCTTTTGACAATATTCACCGTAGGTCAGATCGCTCCCCTTCACCGGAAGATCGGTGATTTTCGGCATGACGGCCTCGCGCAGCGCATCAAAGGCCGCGTCGTGTTCGCTTTCTGGCAGAGCGGCGATCCGCTCAACCTCTTTTCGCAAAAACTCCTTTTTCTGCGCATCTGACATCGTTAAGTACCCTTGGCGCTGTTTGTCGTTCATCTTTTTATCCTCCGTATGTAAATAGTTTCACTTATCATATACCGCGCCGCGGTTCATTTCACCACGGTTACCAATCATGGGAGGGAATTGTTGTGGGGCTTTATACCGACCCGAATTATTTAGAAAAGAAATCCAGCAGAATAAGAAGAGTCCTGTTCCATATTTTAGCTTTTTTGGCGGCATGCATTGCATATATGGTCGTTTTTTCGATAGTATACTTTGTCATGTCTGTTCTTGGATCAATCCCTCTTCTTCGTTCTCTTTTATTTGCCCCGGGAGATGTATTCTGGTCGAGAATTGGTCTGTCCCCACTTGTGGCAGGAATTGCAGCAGCCGTGGTTTCTGAAATAATATCGGGCACTGCTCGTCCTGTAATGTTATTTGGGGCAATCTTATATACTGCCAGTGCGATATTGATGATTATTTCTCGCTCCATTTCAGGCAGTGTGATCGTTCAAGACGGTATCGCTATAGCTGTTTTTATATGGCAGTTTAGAGTGTCCCCCACATTGAAAGACGCTAAAATAGCAACGATGAACAGATCGAAGGCGGAATAACCACTTTGAGTAAAAGCCCTCGCCGCCTCTGCAACACCGGCGAGGGCTTTTCAGCAGCAGAGGGGAGCGGTCGCCGCTGCTTGTTTTGACCATATCGCGCTTTACCTTACCACTTCAATACCAAGACTTTGCAACACGACGGCATTCGACCGCATTCGACAGGCCCACTTTTGACACCCCAAACAGGCGGAAACCGGAAAAGTTAAGGTGATGTAAATGAATATTCAAGAGCTGTGTAGAATCCGTAAAGAAGAATTGAAACTGACCTACCACGACATTTCCGACGCTTCCGGCGTGCCGCTGTCCACCGTGCAGAACTTCTTTTCCAAAATGTCGAAAGCCCCGTCCATTTACACTGTCGCGCCGATCTGCAAGGTGCTCGGCATATCCCTTGACGAAGTGTTCGAAATTTCCGAACACTTGACGCCAACCGAGGAAACCTTGCAGGCGCGAAATGATGAGCTGGAACGTCACGTGGACGCGAAGGCCGATACCATCGAGATCATGCGGCGCGGCGTCCGTATCCGCAACGGCGTGGTTTTAATTCTGTTTATCATGGTGGTGTTGCTGGCTGCATGGGGTTTGTATATCGATATGCACTGCGTCGACTATGGATTTTGGAGGGGCTGACATGGCGAATTGCATCAAATGTAAAGCAGCGCTGCCGGATGGCGCGCTGTTTTGTCCTATGTGCGGCAAAAAGCAAGGGCCAGAAAAGCGCAAGGCGCTCAAGCGCGCCAACGGAACCGGCACGGTATATAAGCTACAAGGACGCAGGTCGCGTCCGTGGGTCGCCGCAAAGAATCGCGTTATCATCGGATACTACTCGAAGAAGTCTGACGCGCTGGAAGCGCTGGAACGGCTCTCCGGCAAACCGCTGGACGAGCGATACAATATGACCTTTGCTGAGGTGTTCGATGCGTGGAAAGCGGAGCACTACCGCGAGATCGGCTCAAGCGGGGTGGAATCTTATGACCGTGCATTTGATGTCTTTGCCCCGCTGCACAACAAGAAATTCCGCGATCTGCGCGCAGCGGATTTCCAGGCGGTTATTGACCAGCATATGAGCAAGTCCCACTCCACCGTTTCAAAGTACAAGCAGCTCGCGACACAGATGTCAAACTGGGCCATGCGGGAAGAGATTTGCGTGACAAATTTTGCGCATTACATCAAACTTCCCGAAAACGTGAAAAAGGAAAAGGAGATTTTCACTGATGGCGATATTGAAAAGCTGGAATCCAACGGCAGCGACGCAGCGAAGATCGTGCTCATGCTTCTATCGACCGGCATGCGCATCGGTGAGCTATTTTCCCTGCCCGTTGCGTCTTATCACGAGACCTACGTGATTGGCGGTGAGAAAACGGAAGCTGGGCGGAACCGTGTAATTCCGATTCGGGGAGAGGGAAAGCCTTACTTTGCGTATTTCGCATCCAAAGCGACTGGGCCACTGTTGCTCTCCGGCTATGAGGGCCAGCATTCCCCAGAAAATTACCGAAAGCGCGATTATTACCCCTTGCTATCCCGCCTCGGGATAGAAAAAAAGA